CCCCAAGTTAGTCTCTGCTGATTCAGATTCTTCCTCTATCTCGATCTTAGGTCGTGTCTGCAAGTACTCATCAGCGAGTTTGGACACTTGTGGAATGTCATCTGGGAACCGATATTGACGAAATCGTCTGGCAATTGGTTCGGCATCACGTTGGTCAGGAAAACAATCACGTAATGTGTAATTGGAGAGGATGATAATTTTTTGTGGTCGTATTTTTAATAACATACCGCCTTTTATTTGGCAACTGAATGGATAGCGGTCAGCCCAGATTTTGAGAGATGAAGCGGTAACTTCATTTTTAGGTGACCATTCTTCTATAATGACAACGTCTTCGCCTTGGTATCCATCCCACCATTTGTTAAGTTGTTTTTGATAACAAATAGATCCGTATTTTTCCCATGCTAGTTTGCTTTTGCCTGTACCGGTTTCTCCATACCACCATTCGTTTGTAATATCGGTTAAGATTTCCGTGTTAGGAACGTGTTTTGAGATGAGTTTTTCACTGTACAAAATCCATATGCGTGGACAATTAATTTTGATGTAATCCCAATCCCCTGCCTCGGCCGCTTTTAGGATGGCCGACCATAATTCTTTTGAGGCTTTTCCACTTTTTTTTGGACAAGTACCCATTTCGAAGAAATTGTGTTCCTTCGAACAGTACATCTTGTTCTGCTCTGCACTTCCCTTGGCTCTTTCGATGTGCATAGATGGAAAAGAACGTTTTAGGGTAGAAAACGCCAAACGTTCCCGGAAGTGGAAGTAACCTTGTAGGTGAGGAGTTCCATTCTTCCCAATCTCTCTGCCAACTATCGTGTAAATCGCCTGTTTCTCCGTGTGAAACGCACGAATCTGTGTCTCGGCTGTCGTTGGGTAATTGTTCCATGTGAAGCAATAACGTCGATCCGCTGTGTTTCTTGGAGGCATGTAATATCGTGGATTTTGGGATTTGAAAACACAACACCCGTCTTGATCTATCTATTTTCCGCCCCACCGAAGCGTAGCGGAGGTTGGCGGGCACCCCGGAGCGAAGCGTAGGGTGCGCGTAGCTAAAGGAGGAGCGAAGCGACGACGCTCACCGATGATTCTGATTAAGATGCGCCCAGTAGACGACTCAGCTTTCGCCTGTTACTCAGAGAGTAAATTGCAGAATGAGCTGAGACTGAAGGGTCCTAAGTGCTAGTATTACCTTAGGACCCTTCAGGTACTGGGACATTTTTCAAAACTATAGTGAAATCAAGATTAATTTGTATAAATTAATAAAGACCATCATTCTCGGTTACATTGAAGTTGAACTTCAACGTGTACCGTGAGTGTTGGTCACTTGTAAGATAATAGGGTCTCATTTTCGAATTTGCTTTGTGAAGCATAAGTGAAATTGAGATGGCTTATACTAAACGTGCCGCTCCCCGTAAGTACCCACGTAGACGTACGTCTACGTATAGGTATCGTCGTCCGACATACCGACGTCGGGCTACTGTTCGTCGTGCGAAGAAGACGACTAAAAGTGTATGCCCATGTCCGTCGGTGTTGACACCTAGTCAAAAATTTGTAATGGCGCAATTGGATCCATTTGATACGGCTACCGTAAATGGAGCTAAAATTCCTGATAGCAATACGATGCCATCAATTGCTAACATGGATTGTGACATTGTAAATATGACTACTGGTGCGACTGCAACCAATTTAATTGGTTCTGCATTTCGACCACAGTATACATGGGGCACAGTTGGTGCTACAACTGGGTCGCCATTGACATGGGCAGCTGCTTACGGAGGGGCAACGAATCGAAGTAAGCGAGCAGCATATGTTGCTGCGATTGAATTAACCCGTCCTGTAGCGCATGCGGTACGGTTAAGTTCGCCATTGGCGCCTACATCGGCGTCTGGATTTGTTCATATTGGTTTGTCGACGGAAAGTATTTTTAATGAAACGACATGGCAATATCCAACTACAGTTGCTGAAATCAGTGCATTGCAGTATTATAAGCGTGTAACGTTGGCGTCGTTAACGCAATCGCCACTTACCGTTATTAATAAGTGGCTGGATGACACTGCGTTCCGGTATTCTTCACCAGCAGCAAGTGCAGGTGATGGAGGTACTGGTGTTTCTGCGCATTTTCAAACGGATTATGCGTGGGCTGCTATTGTAATTATTGTGGAAGGTGCTCCTACTAGTAGCACAGTATTAAGTGTGGAACATTTGTTGTTGTCAGAAGGTATTCCGCGTAAAGATGGTGTAATCATCGGTACGACGGCTGCTCCAAATAGTCCTGAAACTATTTCAGCAGTTGGCGAATTATCTGTTCGACAAGAACCTTTTCATACTGAAGCTGAACAAGAGGGTTATATTCAGCGTGGAATTAATGCTGTCGCGCAAGGAGCAGCGGCACATGGTGAGAATTTATTTCAGCAAGTAGCTGTGCCGTTGCTTCAGCGCGGTGGTCAATATGCGGTTAATGCGGCGGTTAACATGGCTGCTATGGCTGTCGCGGGTCGCGGCGGCATAGGTGGTGTTAATAACAATCCTAACCGCTTGACTTTGTAGCCCGTCCTAGTTTGAGTCGTGTTAATGCTCGATATGCTCATGGTCGTCCTCGAGCATCTGCATCAAATTTGGGGGCTGAATTACGTGCGGCTAGTTTAGCACGCCGCCGTCAAAATCAGCAAGAAGCACGTAGTATGGAACGTCAAGACATTATGACCCGTAATCGACATATTCCATTGCAGGATGAGAACGTGGAAGTGATATTTAATAATTTGGAGCGTATATATGAGGAAAGTATGCGTGGTCCGATTCAACATGATGAGTTGTAGGGAAAGTAGTGTATGTATTATGCAAAGAGTTAAACCAAAAAACCTAGTTTTCTTCCTCGGAATCAGACAATAGGTCGATTGGATTTTCCTGGTTCCAATTGTTGATGAGTTCGTTCCAATTGCGTACAAGGAAATGATCTTCGGTCACATCGGGTAACCACATGATGGCGTTCATGGTGAAGTTGGCCATATCTCGGATCTGATTTTCGAGACGAGCAGAACGACGCATTTCTAGGTCGAGTACGACGGTGAGATTCTGAACTTCACGGCTGAGAACGTGGACTTGGTGTTGAGCGACGCGAGCTGCTTCGGCTGCATGTTGTTGACGTTCTTGTAGATTGGTAATCATGCTAGCCCAGTGTTGGAGAAGAACCACGGAGACATCGCCGGCTGCTGGTTTGTTGTCGCTGGGTTGATTTGGTTGATCCATGGATGCTTGGGAAGTAGATGGGAAATTGGAGAATGAGGAGGCTTGTGATGAAGTATTTACAATATGTCTGCTTAATTCAACCCGACCCCTGCGGAGCGATTGTTTTTGTAAACGGAATAAATTACTGTAATCGAAGATGAAAGTTATGTTGTAGTAAAAAACAATGTCGTATTGAATTAAACATGTATATTGTAGAATACGTAAGAAACAAACGAGTCATTATACAATTTAACCACCTACTTCACCAGCAGCCCATTGATCCCAAAATGCAAGCCTGGATAATGAACTTGCTGCGGCGGGCCCGTGGTCTAGCCAATCCTGGCTCATGTTACTATCTTCCAAGTCGTCAATAAGCGCCGTGTCAGCTAAGTCTTCCCCCAAGTTAGTCTCTGCTGATTCAGATTCTTCCTCTATCTCGATCTTAGGTCGTGTCTGCAAGTACTCATCAGCGAGTTTGGACACTTGTGGAATGTCATCTGGGAACCGATATTGACGA